TCGCAATCGTTCGCGTATCCCGGTTATTATTACGATACGACGAATAATCGACTTTATCAGCGCGACCAAGCGGGCAATTGGGTTCGCCCTAGTTGCTGGCCTTTTACCAACGCAAACGGAACAAGCTATGCGCTTGCAGGCGTGCAAGGAACTTCGACGCTTGTTCCGGCAGATACTTACTATCAAATCGAACCTATTATTCTTTCGCAACAATCTTCGAACAATTCGCCTTCGAATGTTTGGGGCGAATTCGATGGGGTTTATTTCTGTTCCGGTTTTAACAACGGCGTCGAAAACGTTGTTCAACAGGGCGGAAGTTCAACAATCGACCAAACCGGAATGACGGTACTTCAAGCCGTCGATGCAATCCGGGCCGTCGGCGGGCGGGCGTTTGTCATGCTGCAAAACGTCTATCGTACTTCATGGCGCGACTTTATCGCATTGGAAATGAAATAATGGCATACATTACAGGAAGCGCCGCAAGCTTTGCGGATTTGCAAACAGCAATTCAAAACGCTTGTACGGCGAACGGTTGGACGCTTTCAAGCGGCATTTTGTCGAAGAACGGTTGTTTCTTCCAGCTTGTCGCCGGAACTTCGGGCGGATATGCGCAACTTCAATTGTTCGGCGGAACCGACCAAAGCGGAACGACGCTAACCGGACAACCGCCTTCGAACTACGGCGCGAAGATTTGCAGTAACAACGGAAACGTTATCGCATTTCCGATTAACTACGAAATTCACCTTTTCACGAATCCCGACGAAGTTTATTGCATCATTAACTATAATTCGGATTTCTACCAACAACTTTCGTTCGGTAAATCCGACGTTCCGGGTATTGGCGGAACCGGCGCATGGTTTAGCGGTGCCAAGCGAAGCGACCAAACTTTGACCGATGGCACAAACTCCGGTTTTAAAGTGTTTATGGGCGTAAGTTGGCCGGAAATAGCCGCAACCGCGCCATACGAAGGTTATCCATGCGGATTATTTTTCGAATCGAACGCAAGTGTCGGCGGCGGTTCGTATTTTGCAAGTTTCGTGCATACGGGGCTGGATGCTACGCCTTGGCGAAGCGGCAATAGCGGAAATAGCGCACTAACCGGGTATCGCGGGGCCGGAACGCAAGTCGGTTCGTTGCTTCAACAATTGCCGAACCTTTACAACAGCGCGAACGTTCTTCTTCCAATTAAGCCGGTTGCGCTTCGTTCAAGCGGCGGCGTAACTATTATCGCTAATCCAAAAAATGCGCGCTATCTTCGAATCGACAACGTTGTTCCGGGCGAAATTATCACATTCGGCGCGGAACAATGGAAATGCTATCCGTTTTATCGTAAAGATTCGACGGTAAGAAATGGCGTCAGTTGGAGTACAGGCGCAACGCATAGCGGAACATTCGGTTACGCAATTCGATACACTGGAACTTAAAACATGGCCGGAAGAATCGGAACATTTTTAGCGGCGCAAAGTTTTATTTACGGCGACGCAAGTTCGAATATTTCAAGCGAACTTAACGAACTTACGCCGGTTCAATACGCCCCGGCTATTTACGACCCGCGCGATATGACGTTGCGCGGCGGTCGTTCCGCCTATCGAATCGCGCCGTCGAATCGTTGGCCTATTGTGGGCAACGAACAAAATAATTTTTTCCGCGATTATTATTTTCGCGTTCATGTTTCGCCGCTTAAACTGGATTTGCAAACCGTAGCGTCGTCGCAAACACGCCAATTTAAAGTTTGGAACGCTTGGCCTGAAACTACGGCGCAGCTTTCCGACATTTTGGTTTCGAATCCCGTTGGCATTGAAATTACAGGCCAAGCGGTGCCGTATGCAATGCCGCCGCTTAAAGAACTTACTTATGATATTACAGTAGGAACAAGCGGCCCGCCGAATATTAACGTCGAAGTTCAATTTGATTTTTCGAACGTTATTGACCCGTTGCCGATTCTAATTACGGGAACGCGCGCCGTTAAATTTGATATTGTGCCCGAAGTTCCAGTAAATGAAACTTGGGAATGGTTGTCGGATTTAATGATTGCGACAGACGGAACCGAACAGCGTATAGCACTTCGCGGCGAAATGCCGCGCGTAGAATTGAACTTTAAAGTAAAGTTTGATTCTAGCGAATCAATCCGTCGTGTTTATTCCGATTTGCTTTCGTCTGTCGGTCGGCTTTGGATTCCTGAATTCCAATACGCAACGCGAACGACCGCAGCAAGTGCAAGCGGAAGCCTTCAAGTTTATTTCGACGGAACGCAAACGGATATTCGCGCGGGCGATTACGTTTTGATTCAAACGCCAGTTACCGCAATCCTTGTCGAAATCAAAACGCTTAACGCAAGCGGCGGTCTTGTAAGTTCGGCGCTTATTGCCGATATTCCGGCGAATTCTTTAATCATGCCGGGTTCGCCTGCCCTTATCGACAATCAAACTTCAATCGACCGTTACGCCGTAAATCAGGCCGCAGAAACGACGCTTATTTGCAAGATGATTCGCCAGCGTTCGACGCTTACCCGTACAGGTTCCGCCGTAACGCTTCCGACTTTCCTTGGTTCGCCTGTCGTAGATAAAAGGCCGCTTGCCGACGAATTGGTTAAAGACGAAGTTTCGACCGGCCAAGTTTCAATCGACAATCAAACCGGGTTGCCGGATATTATTTCGCGTTGGGATTATAGCCGCATCGGCGGGCCGCGAACTTTTAAAGTAAATCGCATCAAAGCGCCCGACGAAATGGACTATTGGAAAACCGTATTTGCATATTGTCGGGGCCAAGCGCGCAAATTCTGGATGCCCACATATCGCGATGATATGAAATTGGCCGTCGCGCCTTCCGATGCAATGACGACATACACAATCGAAGGCACGCAATACGCCGAAAAGATTTGGCCGATTGTTACGCATCGTTATATCGAAATCGAAACGGCTTCGGGCATTCATCGAACGCAAATAACCGGCGCAAGCGTAACGGGTTCGAATACGATTATTCTTTTAACGACGCCGCTTCCAACTGGCGCAGGCTGGCGCAGTGTTTCGCGCATTTCGTATTTGTTACCTGTTCGATTGAACGATGATAAGGTAGAATGGAAACATTACGGGCTTGAAAGTTTGTTGAATCTTTCCATTAGAACGGCGGAACCTTAATATGTCAGATTACGACGACAAAGAAACAAGTTTAAGCGATAGCGCGCCTTTTGAACTGTTCGAATTCGTCGGAACGTATCGTAATTATTTTATGACTTCCGACAATTTAGCGCATACGTTTAACGGTTCGGTCTATAACCCCGTTCCGGGTTTGAAGCGCGGCGGTTTGAAAGTTGGAACGCATGAAGATGATAGCGTAGATATTACGATTGAAGTTCCAATTACCGAACAAATCGTTAAAGATTATGCCTTTCAAACTACACCGCCTTCGCTTGCTTTGACGATTTACCGTTTGCAACGCGACGCGGCTTCTTTTGTTCCATATTGGAAAGGGCCGATTGCGTCGATTACAGTTAATGACGAATTCGCGACGTTTCGCATTCCTTCCAAGTTCGGTTCAATTCTGCAAGGCAATATCCCGAACGTGTATGTTCAGCCGCCATGCAATAACGTTTTGTTCGACGAACTTTGCAAGGTCTCCCGCGTTGCTAATTCGCTGGATACGCAAGTTACGGCAATCGAAGGCCGCAATATTTCGATTCCTTCGATTGGCGCGTTTCCTAACGGTTGGTTTATAGGCGGCGAAGTTGCCATTCCGGCGCGCAATGAACGTCGAATGATTGTCAATCAATCGGGAACAGTTCTAACCGTCAATTATGAATTTAGCCGAATTGCGGTTGGTACTTCGATTCAAGTTACGGCAGGTTGCGACCATTCTTATTCAGGCGCGAACGGTTGCCCGAAATTCGCCAATCAACGCAACTTCGGCGGTTGCCCGTTTGTTCCGGGCGAATCGAATAACGTATTCGTTACAGGGGTTAAATAAATGTGGTACTTAGTCGTTTTTATCGTCGCCCTTCTTTTGGTTGCGGCGCTTACCCCGAAGCCGAACATTGAAAACGCCCGCGCGGCGAAGCTTGGCGACTTCCAGTTTCCACGGTCAAAGCATGGCGACCCCATGCCCCTAGTGTGGGGAACGGTGCGCCAGAAATCGCCGATAACGGCTTGGTACGGCGATTTTCGCCCGGTTGCGATTACCGAAAAGGTTAAGACGGGCCTTTTCAGTTCGAAGCGGGTTACGGTCGGTTACAAAAATTATATGGGCATTGATTGCATTTTGTGCCTTGGCCCCGGCGTAAAGCTTCGCAAGGTTTGGGCGGATACTTACCAAATTTGGTCGGGAAATATGGCTTCCGGCGATATTTCGATTAACCTTCCTGATTTGTTCGGCGGCGAAAAGGAAGGCGGCGGGCTTCAAGGAACAATGACGTTCTACGATGGCCGCTTTGACCCGCCGCAAGATTCTTATTTGGTTTCGAAGATTGGCGCGAATGTTCCGGCCTATAACGGTTTCGCGCGTGCGGTATTCAAAGCCTTTTATATCGGCACTAGCACAACGCCGAAAGCGTTTAGCTTCGAACTGTCGCGTCTTACGTCTGGCCTTCATGCGACTTATTCGCTTATGCCGAACGGTTACGACGTTAATCCGATGGAAATTATTTACGACGCCTTTACGCAAAAATGGGGCAGGTTTGGAAATCTTCCTTCGGAACTTGACTTAACTTCGTTCGTTGCTTGCGCGCAAACGCTGTATAACGAAGGCTTGGGTATGTCGCTTATTGTTCAATCTGCGATTACCGGAAAAGACTTGTTGGAAGAAGTTATGCGCGTTGCCGATGGCGTTTTGTACCAAGACCCGGCGACTTCGAAAATCGTTGCGAAGCTGATTCGCCAAGATTACACGATAGGCGATTTGCCTATTTTCGACGAATCCAGTATTTCGACGTTGAAGAACTTTCAAAAGACGACTTGGGAAAATACCTTTAACCAATGTCGCGTTACGTTCAAAGACCGTTCGAATAACTACGATGACAGCGTAGCAATTACGCAAGACTTCGCGAATATCAATTTTCAAAACCGCGTTAAATCAACCGAAATCAACGTTCCGGGTTGCGCCGTTGCGTCGGTTGCTTCCGTATTGGCTTCGCGGCAATTGTCGTTGCTTAACGTTCCGCTTTATAAGTGCGATATTGTCGTGAATCGCAAGGCGCAGAATCTACGCCCCGGAAGCGTATTCGTTTTGAACTGGAAACCGTTTAATATTTCGAATATGGTTATGCGCGTTACGAAAATTGATTTCGGCGAATTAACTTCTAACGAAATCAAGATTTCTTGCGTTCAAGACCGCTTTTCGTCTTCGACGGTTACGTTTGCCCCGCCCGAAGGTTCAGGGTGGACGCCCACAAATACCGCAGCGCAAAACGTCGTTACGCGGCTTCTTTTCACGCCGCCCGCTTTCCTGTCTTCCAACGATAGCAACGAAACGACGGCAACGTTTGACAGCGCCGGGCGGTTGTATTGCGCAGCCGTTGCGCCGGGCAATGCGTCTATTTCTTACGACGGTATGTTTAGCCTTGATAACTTCGCAACCGACCCGACTTTGGCGCTAAACGATGCGTCTTACAACGGCGGCGGCTTGCTGTTGAACGCTTACGCTTCGACCGTTGCCGCAACTGACCGTTACGACACAAGTTCGACGTTCGTTGTTACAGGCGTTGCGCAATCGGCTATCGAAAAGCTTATGCAATATACGACCCTTGACCAAGCGCGCGACGGGTCGGCTTTCTTGATGGTCAATAACGAACTTTTCGTTTATGTGGGCTTTGTCGATAACGGAAACGGGCAAGTTACGTTCCCGAAACTGTATCGCGGCGTTTTGGATACGGTGCCGGGCAATCATGCGGCGAACGACCGCGTTTGGTTCATTAGTTCCGCCGACGGTTTGGTTCCTAACCTTCTTTCGATTGGAACGATGGGTTACGTTAAATTGCTTGACCAAACGACAGGCGCAACGCTTCCGATTGGGTCGGCTACGGCCTTTTCGGCATCGGTAACGAACCGGGCGGGCCTGCCCTTGCCGCCGCAGTATCTAACCCTTGCAGGAAGCCGCACGCCAGCCCCGCAGACGGGCGCAACGTCGATTGCCGTAGCATGGAAGAACCGCAGCCGCGCGGATACCGCCTTGCGCGTCTATGGCGACACAACAGACAACCGGGAAAGCGGAACGCAAACCCGGATTCGCTGGCGCGTCGGGGCGGGCGGTTATACGACAGTTACGACGACCGGCAACAGTACGACGCTTAACGTTACCGGCCTTGTTGGTACGCTGGAAGTTATCGTAGATTCGCAAATTATTTCGAATAGCAAATATTCGACTTATTCCGAATCGCTTACGATGACGCTTAACTAAAAGAAAAGCGAAGCCGTTTCGGCCTTACGAAGCCCGCCGCAATCGTAAAGCATATCGACGGCTTCGTTTATGTACCATTCGTAATTAACATCGTCGGGAAATTCGGGCGGCAAATCCATTAAAGGCCGTGCGCCGTCTGTCTTCCCGACTTTGTTTCCGCTTCCAACGTATGAAATATGGCCGGTTTCGCCCTTCGGGTAATACCAACGAACGACCTTGCCAAGATAAACGCCGTTCTTTTCGCCGCCGCCTTTGACGTTCTTAACTGATACGAAGCGGCGAATATCCTTGCATTCCCGAATCGTCTTTTCGACAGGCGTTCCGTTCTTCAAGAATGAAATAACAGCGTCGGAACATACCAAAGCTTCGGGGTTCTTCGACAAAATAGAATTAAGGGCCGAACCGCGTTCGCAATAAGCGCCCTTCGTCTTGACGCCCAAACGTTCATCAAGAAAGCGCGCTTCTTCGTCGCCGCCGTCTGTTTTAATTGCGACGTAGGAATTAACGTCGCGACTATAAACGGCAGAATACCGCGTTTCTTCGGTCTTGAAGTTGGTTCGCTTTTCCCATTCGGCAATAATGGCCCGAACGTCGTTATGTCTGTCTTTGTGGTACTTCGAAACGATGCCGTCGGTATTGCCAGAAATAACCGAAATACCGGCTTCTTCTAGCATTTCGATAAGCATAAGCAAAACAAGTTGCCCGGTAATTGTAACTTGCAACATAAGTTGCGGCGCGTAAAGCGTCGAATATTTGTTGCCAAGTTTGCCGAAGCTTCCGTTAATCGTAATCTTCAAACTATCGGCAATTGTCTTCCATTTCTTCGCCCCTGCTTTGTCGCCCGCCTTCTTACATGCTGCGGCTTGCGCTTTGGCATGAATACGGGTTTCGACGATTTGGTTATAAACTTGCAAGAAAGCTTCGCCAAGGTGCGGCGGGAAAAGCTTTTGATTAAGGATGATGCGCGGATAAAACGATTCTACGTCGTTATCCGCCAAAATAATTTCGTCGGTTGCTTTGTGCGAAATCTTCTTTTCTGTTGAATGAAGCCCGCCCATGCCAAGTTTATAAACACTGTTGCCGATTTTTACTTTAAGCTTGTCGATTTCATCCGGCATAATCGGCGACCCCAAGCCGTCAAGATAGAACCGGGCATTCTTGACGACTTCGAACATATCGCGCAATTGCTGCGAACGGTACGAAATGAAATCGGGCGCGTTGTACTGCAAAACCAAGTCGGCGGCTAGTGTGGGCTTGCGCGGGTAATAGCCTAAAACCTTTTGCAATTCGCTGTTAATAACAGCTTCGGCAATTTGAGCATCCGAACGGCTACGAAGGTCTATCCCGTATTCTTCCGACATTTCCATGCGCAATTTAAGTTCGGGCGCAAGTTCGTTAAAAAGAAGTTCGGTATTCGCTAAGTCGTTGCAGCAATAAGGCCGCACAATTGCGGCATCTTCCGCCGTCAAAATGTGCGATTCTGGAAACGGCAAATCTTGCATTCGTTCGGCGTGCAAGCGGCCCGAATACAGTTTAAGCGACGCCGGGTTGGCTGATACACCGCCATTTACCGGGCATACGTTGAATAAGTCGATATGATTGTATTTGCCGATTTGAATATGATATTTCTTTTCAATATCAAACGGCGTAATTTTCTTCGTTCCGTAATTGATGCCGCTTTTAATGATGAAATCCGAAGCTTCTTTAAGTTCGTTGCAGCTAAGACCCTTCGCCGCAAGTTCGACCATTGGAATATCATAACTTGCCGAATTGAAGCCCACAAGGCAAAAGCGCCAAAGCATCCAACGCAACTTCAATTCGGGAAAGTCGAAGTCGGGCGACCGTTCGAAAGCGACGAACTTTCCATTTGACAGGCACTTAAACGCGACGTAAAAGAAATTACGGTAACATTCAACGTCGAAAACGAAGACGCTTCCGGCTGGAATCGACATAAGTTCTTCGTCTGTCATAAATTCAACAGGCCGAAGCAACATACGAACAGCCGACGCGATTTTATCAATCTTGCGGCTTGCTTTGGCTACGATGAAGCCGTTAGCGTCTAACATATTCGAAACTTCTTAAAATGGAATGTCGTCTTCAAATTCGGTTGTTTCGGCATTATACGGCGCTGCGCTGTTACGGTCAATACCCATAAGAACGCCGCGCACGTTTTCGCCAAAGAAGAACGCTTTATTCGATGATTCGTCGAAATGAACGTTTTTAAACGACGGTTCGACCATAAGAAGGTATTTTGCATTAAAGCCCATGCCTTCCGGCAAACCTTCGATTTTGTAAGTCGAAGCTTCCGTTTCCTGTTCGTTCGAAGCTAACATGCCGTTTTCGAAATAAACAACGCCGCTTCGACTAAACGATTCAATCGAACGAACAGCCTTATAAAATTCATCGGGAACAGGCCAAGGGTTCAAGCCTTCGCATTCGAAAAGCGGTTGATAATTCGGGAACTGTTCGGCGAAAAGTTGCGTCTTAATAAACGAATCGTCTTCAAACCAAAACGTCGCCGACGGCCCGGAATAGCCGAACCCGGTAAGCGCCTTGCCAGCCTTCAAAATGGCGACCGCCGAAGCCTTGGGAATCAGCATCGGCGGAAGGTCTATGCCGTGCCAGTATTCGGCCAAGACGTGCCCGTTCGTCGCGACGGCGCTTCCAGACTGCAACAGCACGGCGGCAAGGTGCGCATGTTGCGCCCCGTCTGTCGCCAGCGGCAAGACCGCTTCGAACGCGGCTTTAACCCGGTCGTCGATTACGGCGCAACGTTCGTCGGGGCCGGTAATGCCAACGTCGCCAAATCCGACGCAAGGAATCAAGGCCCGGAACGCCCCGGAAACGACCGCAAGCGAAGTCGGGGAAAGTTGCGTAATTGACAGGTCTTCGCCGACCTTAGAAAGCGCGTCGATAAGTTGGTAAGTATGTGGGCAAGCCGACAAATCTTCTTCAACTTTGGTTGCGACGGTAAGAACGCCGTTCGATGCTGCGGCCCAATTACCAGAAATTACGCCGAATTGCTGTTGAACCGTTCCGGCTTTCTTTTGTGCGACGGCAACGAACTTCAATGCCGCAAGCAACGACGCCGCAGGATTAACGGCGTTCGTTTTGGCACGCCGGGCGCGATGCTTCTTATTTTTTGTTTCGGTTTTAATTTCCATTTTCTTCACCTTCTGGAATTGGAATGCCAGAATCTATTTGAACTACGCTTGTAGATTCTTGCGGCTTTACTTCACGATTCAAAATACGTTCAACGGCTTTCGTTGCGTATTCTTCGCTTTGTTCAATGCAAACCCATTTACGCCCGGTGTTTTCAGCGGCGATTGCTGTTGTTCCGCTTCCCGCCGTATTGTCTAAAACCAAATCGCCTTCATTTGTGTAAGTTCGAATCAAATATTCAAATAATTCAACGGGCTTTTGTGTCGGGTGAATTTTGTTACGACTGTTTTGCTTTATTTCTAAAGTTTGACGCGGGTAATTTGTCCATTCTTGCAAATAATCTTCGCCGCTTCTAAGCTTTCCTCTTCCGTTGCCAATTTCGTCGCCTTGTGTAGTAGCGCCGCCTGCCGATTTACCTTTATTGACAACTTTATTAAAAGGCTTCAAACCTTGCGGATTGTACAAACAAGGTTTGCGATAAAATACGACGACACTTTCGTAATTACGAAGCGGCATTTTCTTTGCATTGCCCACATTGGTAACGCCGTTCTTTACCCAAATCCAGTCGTAACGAAAGTTATCAATATTCGAAGCAATTAGCGCCGTTGTAAAAGGCTGCGCAGCAGTAAAAACCATTGCGGCGTTTTCTTTACAAATTCGGTTATATTCTTTCCAAAGTTCATCAAGCGGAATTATCGAATCCCAAGAGCATGCCGTCGTTCCGTATGGCAAGTCGACCAATAGCATATCGACGACGCCGTCTGGAATTTCCTTCATAACTTCCAGACAATCGCCTAAATAAAAGCGCCCATTTTTAATGTCCATGAATTGCATTTTAATTTCCTTCTTTGTCAAGTTTGGTAATTGCGGCTTGAAGATAATTCGCCATATCCAAGGCTTCTTCTAGCGCATGTTACAACCAAGCCCGCAACGTAAGCGGGTTATTATCGGTTGTTACGCCGTACTTCGCAAGCCCGACGATAGAACGTTGCAACAACATTTCGCGGTTCTTTTCTACGTTGGAATCCGGCGATTTTAAAGTTTCATTTGTCATAGTTTCACCATTCAGCGGAAAGAATTTCGGGATATTTCTTGTTTGTATGCACGCGAACACGATTCGGAACGCGCAATTCGGAAACGCGCCGCAATGCTTCGTAAGTCGTCGGCGGCGGTTCTTCCGAATGACGTTGCCGCCACCAATCGCGCGCCCGCTTGCCTGCAAGCCCCGGATGTTCAAGGCAAAGCCATTCATTGAACATTTGAAAGCCGCAGAAATACGAAACCTTAATAGAAGGCGGCGAAGTTAAAATGCCATGTTCGTTTTTCTTTTCGTGCAATGCGTAAATGACTTTTTGAACGTTGAAGTATTCGACAATTGGCGCATCCGACCGCAGTATTTCGCCGCCGAAGGAATTAGCAAACAACTTCGTTTCAAAAGTAAATTCATTACCGCAGGCCATGCAATGACGGGCCGAAGCATGGTTATAAACGCCGCAGACTTCGCATATTCGAACCGGCGCGTCGCCGGGCGCGCCTTTGCCGGGCTTACGCGGTTTAACAGGGTCGTTAATCGGCCCAAGTCGTCGAACGTTTCCGGCGAAGTCTAAGAATAAGCAATTTTCTTTGCCGGTATCCGGCGAAGGCCGCGTGCCGCGCCCGCCTTTTTGAACGTGTTTGCCGGGCGACATAGTAGGCTGAAAGTCGGCGATAAGGTCGATTGCTGGGAAGTCGTAGCCGGTCGTATATTTGTTCATGCCCACAAGTGCCCGGAATTCGCCAGCTTCGAAAGCCGCCATACGAATATCGTTTTCTTTTTCGGTTAATTTCGAATGGCTGGCAATGGCCGGAATGCCAAACGAATTCAGCATAGACGCGATATGTTCGGCATTCTTTACGCCAGCGGCGAAGATTAGCCAATGTCTGCGGTCGTATGCAAGTTCGCAAGTTTCCTTCAAACCTTCGTAAATAACCTTTTCGGCTTCGTCTTCGGCTTGCTTGCTGTTGAAATCGCCGTTTGAAAGATTGAGGTTCGACGTATCAATTTTCGTTGCAGTCGGGCGCGAAATCAGCGGCGACAAATAGCCTTCGGCAATAAGCCGGTTAAAGGCTTCGATTCCGGTTATGTCGTAACAAACATCGGTAAAAATGCCGTCGTCTTCGGTAATCATGCCTTGTTTAAGACGGTAAGGCGTCGCCGTAAATCCGATAACTTTTAAGTTCGGGTTAATCTTTTTCAGTTCGGCGATAATGTATTGGTATTGGGTATCTTCCGACGGGCTTAACAAATGCGCTTCGTCGATAATCAGCAAATCGCGCCAGCCGAAATGTTTTAAATGCGGCGGCTTGCCGTCGTTCATTTCAAGCGATTTTTTTATGGCAGGCGCTACAGATTGC